CAATATCTGGAGTAACATCATACACAACAAATGATGCTTATGTAATTAAGTTTAATACAGCCAATTCAAATGGTGCTACATTAAACATTAATAGTTTAGGTGCTATTCAACTTGTAAAAAATAACGATGTTATTTTAACTGGGGGTGATATAAGAGTAGGTCAAGAATTTATTGTGATTTATGATGGTACTAACTTTCAAATGATAGGGGTTGCACCAAATCAAATGTTTGCTTATGTTACCAATGCAGATAGCGTTACAATAAATAAAGGTCAGCCAGTTTATGCTTTTGGTGCAAGTGGGGATAGAATGTCGGTAAAGTTAGCTAACAATACAAGCGAGGCTACTTCATCAAAAACAGTAGGATTAGTATTTAGTAGTTCAATATCCGCTGGAGGACTTGGATTTATAATAACACAAGGTGTTTTATCAAATGTAAATACTGGTTCTTATTCAGCTGGAGATACTTTATATGTTGGTAATACCGCTGGTGCATTAACTAACACAATGCCAACTGCTCCTAATCATTTAACGAGAATAGGAATAGTCGAAAGAGCAAATGCTGGAAATGGGTTAATATATGTTTTAGTACAGAACGGATTTCAGTTAGATGAACTTTCAGACGTAGATATAACTTCAGTTGCTCCAGTAAATAACGATGTTTTAACTTATGTTACTGGAGTAAACAACCTATGGAAGCCAAGAAGTATATCAACAATTTTAGGTTACACACCAGCAAATGCGGCAAATACTCCTAAAATATTACTTAAAAATCATACAGACGCTTCAACAAGCTCAACTACTTACACACTATTATATAGTGGTTTAATACCAGCCAATACTTTTGCAGTCGGTGATATGTTTTATTTTGAAATAACATACAGAAAAACCGGAACTGCTGGAACTGGTAATCATAGAGTTTATTTAAACACATCGGCTTCATTAACTGGAGCAACACAAATAGCTCAAAAAGTTACAGATGCAGCTACAAATTTATATGGTAAGTTTGCAAGAACTCCAATAATTAAAAGCTCAACAAATACAGAAATAATTATTGCAACAAATAATTTGAACACTGATTTAACCAATGTAAATAATGCAGCATCAACTTTAAATATTAATTGGACTGTAGACCAATATTTTCTTGTTGGTGTTTCGGTAGCAGTAGCAACAGATACGGCAATATTATCAGGTGTTTTAGTTAAAAAATTATAAAATGGAATATGTAACAATAAGCAATAAAATTGCAACATATAAAGAAGTAGATTTTGAACTTGTTGAATTTTCTGAAGTAGATGCAATAAGTTTTTTAATGATAACTACAACAAATCCAATAAACTTTTTCTATAATGATACGGAGTTTAACGGACAACTTTATAATTCAGTTGAAGAATTAAACCAAACATTTATACAATAATGGAAGAAGAAGTAAAATATACAAATGATTTTTTAGAAGAAACTAAAAATATGATACAAAAAGTATTAGACGATAGAGGTTGTGGTTTAGTTGTCGCTGGAGAATTTGACGGAGACAAAATAAAAACATTTGTAAAAATACAATTATTAAAAAAAAATGAAATCACATCAGATAATTAACGATAGCTTATTAATAGGTTCTTTTGGTTCTTTTGGACTACATACTGCGTTAGCTGAAGTAAGCGAATTTTGTAGATTAATGCTACCAATTACGGGTGTTTTTTCTTTTTTAATTTATGTAATTATTAACTGGAAAAATATAAAATTATTTTTTAAGAAATGAGCAAGATAGTAGAGGTAGCAGAAAAAGAAATAGGCTATACAGAAATACCAGCCAATAGCAATAAGACCAAATATGGCAAATGGTTTGGGTTTGATGGGGTTGCGTGGTGTGCTATTTTTGTAAGCTGGGTTTATGATAAAGCCGGAAAGCCATTACCAAACATAGGCTGGACAAAAGGAATGGCAGGATGTCCAGTTGCAGTTACTTATTTTCAGAAAAAAAATTTAGTGACAACAAATCCAGTTTCTGGTGACATTGTTTTTTTTGATTGGAATTTAGATGGGAGGTATGACCATGTCGGTATATTTGTTAGAAAAATAGATAACAAAACATTTGAAACTATTGAGGGTAACACATCATTGACTAATCAGTCAAATGGCGGTCAGGTTATGCGAAGAGTAAGAAATTATAATAAAGGTGTATTATTTGTAAATGTTAAATAAAATGAAAAAAAATAAGTTTAAAAAGTTTGTAGCTCCAGTTGTTAGAGGTTTAATAAAATCGCTTCCATTTGGAAATGTAGTAGTAGAAACTGCAACAAATATCGCTACAGAAATGGAAAATAAAAATACAACTGACGTAAGCGAAGCAAAAGAACTTCCGCATAATTGGGTAAGTATTACAATTCAATTACTTGCTTTAATCGGTATCGTTTACGCTTTTGTATCTAAACAAATTAATATTGAAACATTTCTGGAACTATTGCCGAAGTGAAGCGAGACCCAAACGAAGAACTAAAAGAAGTGCTATTATTATTATTAGCACTTTTTTTGTTTTCGCTTTATATTAACTGTTATTTCGCAAAATAACCGCATAAACCTTGCGTATAAACGTATTTAATTATAAATACGAGAAAATACTTATAAAAGCGTTCAGGCATCCTTAAAAACGCTTAAAATCAACTATATTTTATTATTTATATAAAAATTTATCAGCCTAATTATCAATAAGTTACAATAAATATTTAAAAAATATTTGTTTTATTGAAAAATGCACCCTATCTTTGCTTCATCAAATTTAATTATTAACTAAAAAACAAAAGACAATGGAACAAGGTTTAAACATTTACGGAAGTACACAAATTGATAATAACGAAATTCTGAACGTACTAGACGAAGCAGGTTATTATTTAGAATTCAATAGTGAATATAGCTTTTATTTTATTCCAGAGCAGGAAGAAAATTACGATAGTCTGGAAATGCAAATAGCTTATTTATTAGACCAGAAAGGAATTAATTACAGAATAGAGGGAAATTTTTAATTATTAACTATATAAACTAAAAACAAAATGGAAACAATGCAATTATTAAACAATGTAGAGCAAGAAGCCAAACACATTGAAACAATTAAAGGACAATTAATTAAAGCAAAGAAAATTCAACTGCATACTGGTTTAGAAGGTTGGAATTCGCCTAAAGCATATGGAGTTTATAGAAATGACGGCGGAGACTGTTTAGGTGTTGTAGGCGAAAGTTTTAAGCCGATGGACTTGGAAATGTATTTGGATAGCGTAGTAAATTCAATTTATAGTTCTGGAATTGAAGTTGATATTAATAAGTTGAAATATGAAGAATATAAAGGTGGCAAAAAAGTAGCTTTTAATATTCCTTTAAAAAAATACGAATTACAAACTAAAATGCCAGGAGATATATTAGAAACTAAATTAATGTTTAAAACTGGTTTTGACGGCTTTACTAAATGTTCTGTAAGTTATTCAACCTTACGTTTATGGTGTTCAAATGGTGCTGCCAGATGGAATGAAGATAGAGCAATTTCATTTAAGAATACCAAAAATAATAACGATAGATTTATGTTATTTACAGACCAGATAATTAAAGCTTCTGAAGACATAGATAATTATGTAAGTATGTTAAACGATCTAACATTTAAAAGCATTACAGAAGCAGATTTAGATAAATATTATTTGAGAGTATTCGGAATTAACCGCCAGAATTATCACGACCAAGCAACCAGAAGACAAAATACATTCGATAAAATAAATGAAGCGGTTGCGTTTGAAATGGCAAATACCGGAACTAATATGTTTAGCGTTTTGCAGGGCGTTACAAGATATTTAACCCACGAAGTAGCTAAAAGCGAGGAAGACCTATTATTTAGTTCAGCTAATAGAATTAATTCGCTTGCACATTCAGTAGCATTTAGTTTAAATTAAATAAAATAGGGGTGCGACTATTCAACGCACATTTTTTTAATATTTTTACTAATATTTAAAAAATATTTGTATCTTTGCACAAACAAAATATAAAACTATGGCAATAACATTTAACCCAGTAAGCGAAAAAAGAATTAGAGAATTCTTTAAGACGCAAAAAGAATTAAACAGACGCTTTAGGTCAGGCGAATTTATCGAAGCTGCAATAATAGACAGAATGCTAACGATAGAGCAAAAAGAAGTAGAAACTAACTTTAAAACTAAACGTAAATGAATAGTGTAGTAGACGGAGACAATGGTTCGCATCCTTTTTCCCCTTATTATGTATACGGACGTAATGATTTTATGTTAGAATGCGATAAATGTTATAATTACTTTGAAGAAAAAGAAGTAATAGATTTAGGCGGCTGGAATAACTTTAGATGTAAAGAATGCTGCGAAGATTACGGAACAGAATTAAAACAAACAAACAAATAATAATTAACTAAAAACCAAAACAAAATGAAAATTACACTAAAAATCAAAGAAGAAGTAGAAAGAAGTTATGATATTCCACTTCCTTATTATTGCAAATCATCAACGTCTTATTATAAGATAATAGACGAACAATTAGCTATTAAAGTTGAATACTGGAGTAAGCAGTTTTATACTTTATCAATAGTAACCGCTGAATACGCAGTAAGATTTTCTGATACGCCTTGTCAAGCTGAAGAATTTAATTTAGCGTTCCAGCAAGTAGACTCATATATTAACCATTTAGCCGATATTAAAAATGAGAATATTTAAAATAGTTTACAATTATAAAGGTATAATTGATAGCGAAGTGGTTTATCGCGATAACAAGCCGGAAGCAGTAAAAAAGTTTCTTAAAAACCAAAATTTAACTGATTTAGTAATTTTAAAAGTTATAGAATGGACAACTTAACACCAATTAGAAATTTATTGTATAGATACATTAAATTTATAAACGAAGAAGAAATAAAATCAAGTACAAAACTGGAAGATAGTTGCGGAATAAAATCTACTTATTATCCACCGTCAGAATTATATCCTAACGGACATAAAGTAGTATATCCTTTTGCAATTAGTCCTAACCAAGCAAAGCAATATAAATAAAAAAAACACCCATCGTTCTTTGCGTTCAATCATAGAAAAAAACCAGCTTTGGTGTTAGCTGGTTTATTTAAAAACAATGTAGAAAATAAGACAATGAAATCAACCATTAAAAGATTTAAAATAAGGGGAGTAAAATCAGAGTTCACAAAAGAAAGAATAAAATCAGCAAGTTCAGCAGCTAATTTTATACGTAGATTTTACCACGAAGACATAGAAGTTTACGAAAGCTTTTTTATTTTATTACTTAATCAAACAAACGATACGATAGGCTTTGCAAAAATTAGTCAAGGCGGAGTATCTGGAACGGTTGTAGATATTAAAATAGTAGCAAAGTATGCAGTAGATAGTTTAGCTTCTTCAATAATTTTAGCACACAATCATCCGTCTGGAAATTTAACACCAAGCGAACCTGACAAACAAATAACAAAAAAAATAGTAGAGGGTTTAAGATTATTTGATATTAAGGTATTTGACCATATAATATTATCGCCTTTTGATAATGAATTTATATCCTTTGCAGAAGAAAATTTATTAACTTAAAACTAAACAAAATGAAATTAGGAAACATACAGTGGAAGCGTTACGGACTTTCAGACGAAGATTACCAAGACATTTACGAATTATTACAAACCAGTTACCATTCAGCGGTTAGCGAAAAATACAAATTAAGTTATTCTAAAACGCACCAAGTAGTTAATCAGATACATAACATTGTAGCGCAAAAGAAAAAGGAACTGCATATAATTATCGAGCAACAACCGGAATATCAAACTTCAAGCTGGAAAGAATTATTGTTTCCTGTAGATAATGGCGCAACAATAGGAAACGTAGTAATAAAGAATAACAGATTAATTCAAGACGGAAAAGATATTACTAAAAATTATTTGTAATATTTAAAAAATATTAATAACTTTACGGAATATTAACCAAAACAAATAAACAATGCAAAACAAAACAACACTTCCAACACTTGCCGAACTATACGAAGAAAATATAGAACTGGCATTTAAGCAAGACAGATTTAATCAACTTGTCAATGCTGACCCAAAACAAGAGTGGGTAAAAGTCAATAAATACGCAAATAATAGTAAATACATTCCGATAGGAATAGTAGAAACTTTATTGCAGAAAATCTTTAAGCAATACAGAGTAGAAGTAATTAGAGAGGGGGTAATGTTTAATTCGGTTTATGTAACTGTTAGGCTTCATTATTTATCGCTTTTAACTAATGAGTGGGCTTATCACGATGGAGTAGGTGCAGTTCAGCTACAAACTAAACAGGGAAGCAGTCCAGCAGAACTACAAAACATAAATAATAATGCAGTTATGATGGCTTTACCAATGGCAAAAAGTTATGCAGTAAAAGACGCTGCAGAACACATAGGCAAGTTATTTGGTAGAGATTTAAACCGCAAAGACGTTTTGGAGTATAATACAGATAATTCAATTAAAGTAGCTAAAGAGGAAAGAGTAAAAGAAAGAGCGGTTAAAATGATTGAAGCAGCTAAAACATTATCTGATATAAATATTTTGCTTAATGAACTTCCGGCTGAATTCCACGAATTAATTAAAGAAAAAGAAAGTAAATTAATATAAACTTGTAAAAAAAAAGACAATGGAACAAATAGTATTTAGAGCATCCGCAGTTGGTAAAATAATGACTAACGATAGAAGCGGTAAACAAATGGGTGAAACTGCTAAAAGTTATTTGAAGCAGTATTATAGAGAAATGAAGTACGGAAGACGTAAAGACATTTCAAATAAGTATATTGAAAAAGGAATAGCGCAAGAAGAAGCTGGAATAGATTTACTCTCAATTACTTTAAATAAACTACTTAAAAAGAACGATAAAAGATTAACTAACAATTATGTAACTGGAGAACCTGACTGTTATTTAGGCGAAACAATTACAACTGCGACAGAGGGGTTTGATATTAAATGTAGCTGGGACTTATTTACTTTGCCTTATAAGGACGATAAATTACTTTCCGACTATTATTACCAAGCGCATTGTTATATGTGGCTTACTGGTGCTTTAAAGTGGAATATTGCTTACTGTTTACTTAATACACCTTTACATTTAATACAAAAGGAAAAAGAACGAATTTATTATTCATTAAATTGTCCTGAAGATAATAACCCAAATTATATTCAAAAATTAATCGAAGTAGAAAAAAATAATATCTTTGATAGCTTTGAGTTTTATAAGGATTACCCTCATTACGATTTAGTTTGTAAGGACTGGAACTTTGATATACCAAAAGAAGAAAGAATAGTAATGTTTGAAGTTCAGCGAGACGAAGCAGTAATAGAAGAAATTATAACACGAATAAATGAAGCACGTAAATATTTACTAACCCTTAAATAAATAAACAATGAAAATAATTAACGCAAGTATTGATTTAAACAAAATCGACAGAACAAAAATCGTAGCTGGTAAAAACGGTGCAAAATATTACAATGTAGGAATGATTGTAAGCGACGAAAAAAACCAATACGGACAAGACGTTTCAATTTTTGACGAACAAAGTAAAGAGGAAAGAGAGGAACGAAAGCCAAAAAAATATTTAGGAAATGGTAAAGTGGTTTGGACTTCAGATAGCGATAAAAAAGTAATTGATGTTCCAGACGAACAACAAGCAAAACCTATAAAAAAAATAGAAGACGAATTTTCACCTTTTTAATTTAAAACAATGATAAAATTATTAACAGAACATAGCAGTTTAGAAGAATGGCTAACTGCTGCAGATTATATAGCAAAAGAATATTACGGTGGACATTTTACTATGTTAGCTTTTACGTTTAATTATAAGTTTGCTTTTGGTACAATAACAGACCGGGAAGAAATAAACGATTTAGACCCTTACGATAATTTAAAAGATGCTATAATGAATGCAGTAATAAGGCATAATACTAATAAAAAAGAAGTAAATACTAAATTTATTCCTTTTAAGAAAAACAATAATTATATTATTAATAATTGAAAAAGCTAAAAGATAAACCGTGTAAGTGGTGCGGAACTATATTTAGACAATATTTGTCTACAGACCAGTTCTGTTCCACTTACTGTTTTATTGACGCTCACAAAGAAAAAGTCTGGAAAAAAATAGTTAAAGAAAAGAAACTAAAATTAAAGACCAGAAATGACTATTTAAAGGACTTACAAAAGGTATTTAATGAATTTATAAGACTTCGAGACAAAGATTTATCGTGTATTAGCTGCGGTACAAATAAAAAAAATATTCAGTATCACGCCGGACATTACAGAAGCGTAGGAAGTACTCCAGAACTTCGATTTAACGAATTAAACTGTCATAAACAATGTAGTAAATGCAATAACTATCTTTCTGGTAATTTAATTAACTACCGAATAAACCTAATAAATAAAATAGGTTTAGATATGGTAGAAGAACTGGAGAAGCAGCACGAACCTTTAAAGTGGAGTATTGAAGAAATAAACGCTAAAATTAAATACTACAAAAAAATAATAAAGGAATTGAAATAAAATTATTATATTTACCAAATAAAACCGCTAAACCACGTCAAATGTTAGCAAAAAATTATATTAAACATATAGCACCAAGTAAGTTATTACAGGTATCTTGACGTGGACCTTCGGAATAACTTATGAGGTGCTTTAATTTTTTTCTATGAGAAAATCATTTATTCTTCATATAGATAGTTTGGGTATTTTAGACGAATTAACAGACGAACAAGCCGGACAATTATTTAAGTTAATAGCTGAATATCATAACCCAGATAAACCCAAAAATACCCAAATAACCCAGTTGGTTAATTTGGCTTTTTATTCTTTTAAAAGTCAATTTGAACGGGACTTACAGAAGTATGAAAACGTAGTAAATAGGAATAGAAATAATGGTAAAAATGGAGGTAGACCAAAAAAAGAAAACCCAGAAGAACCCAAAAAACCCGATAATAAGAATAATAATAATAATAATAATAAAAATAATAATAATATAAATAATATAGATTTATCATTTGTTGATTTTGATTATTTAAACTCTTTTGAATTATGGCTGGAGTATAAGAAGACTAAAAACCAAAAGTATAAAACACAAAAAAGTTTAGAACTTTGCTATAAAAACTTACTTACTATTTCTAATAATGACCCAGACGTAGCAAGAAAAATAATTGAAAATTCAATAGCAAATAATTATTCAGGTTTATTTCCTTTAAAACAAAATAATATTCAGCCAGTAGGCAAAGCGCAAAATTATATCCAACTTTATAACCAAATACAAGATGACTATGCTAACAAACCAACAACTGGAAAAAAGTTCGGTGAACTTTAGTCCAAACTTACTACAAGTAGAAAAAGATTACATTTTAGATAATCGAAGTAAAAAAATAGCTGAATACGAACATACCGAAGTAGAAAAATACTGCAGAGAAATCGTTTTAAAAGCTTTTATGGACACTGGACAAGCTAAAGTAGATAATTCTCTCTTAAAATTAATTACAACCAGTTTAATAAACGAAACTTTACCGTATAAGAATAAAATTAGTCCTTTAGGTTTAAGACAAGCAATAGAAAAAGGAATAAGGCGAGAATTTGGCGATTATTACGGAATTAATTCAGTTAGTTTTAATCATTTTCTTAAAAGCTACATTAATTCAGAAGATAGGGCAAACGCAATAATTAAACAGAGAGAACACGAAAATAAACTTATTCAGGAAAGAAAAGAAGTAGAAAATATGGACGCAGCAAAAAACTTTACTTTATATTGTTTTGATAAATATAAAACAAGCGGAGTATTATACGACCCAGCAAACGTAGCTTATGACTGGTTAAAAGAAAAAGGACTGATAAAGAACTTTACTAAAGAATTAAAAGAAAGTATAATGCTGGAAGCTGAAAGGAGAGTTCGAGATTTTAAATTAAACGGAGAAAACAAAGGAGTTCCGGCAAGTAGGGAAATTTTAGACAGAATAGCTGCTAGGAAAGAAAAAAAACCTACGTTTGAGGAAGAAGTTTTGATATTATGTAAGCAAATGCACTTAAGAATAATATTTGACGAATTAACTTTAGAACAAATAGAACAAGCAAAATAAATAAACAATGGAACAACTAAACTTATTTGACGGAATAACAAACGATAAATTTCCGCAATACCACACAGACAACCCTCATATTTACGAAGCTTTTAAAAAATACACCTTTGAAGCAATTAACGCTGGAAGAAAAAGGTTCAGCGCAGAAGCAGTAATAAATAGATTACGCTGGGAAACATTAATAGCTGGAAACGATAAATATAAAATAAACAATAATTATAAACCTTTTTACTCCAGAATGTTTATGAACGAATATCCTAACTACAAAGGAATATTTTCTACCAGAACAAGTAAATATGATGTTATTGCGATATAACGGTTGCAGATATAAGCCGTTGAACACGAAATTAAATTAAAAGTAAAAATGAATATTAACCGACAACTGATATAAAAGCACTGAAACAATGGCTTATATTTGTTGTTATAAAATCGTAAAAATTATGGATGAAAGATACCAGTTATTAGCTAAAGAAGTAAAATACATAACTCATTTTGTTTCAAATTGGGAAGTGTTTGACTTCGATAACTTGCAGAAAGTTTTAGATGAAATGAAAGAGTTGCAACAAAAAATGAAACAAAATTATGACCCACACGAAGGCGAATAATTTTTATGTTTTATAACTTGCTGATAGCAGCCATAATTTCACCCCAATACAACCAAAATAAGTAAATAAGAGCCAAAATGACGCCAAAAGATAAAGCAGAAAATTTAGTTAGTTTATTTACTTTTAACTGTAAAGAATGCGACAATGCAAAAATATCAGCATTATTTGCAGTTGAACAAATAATATCAGAACTTGGTTTTAGTATTGAAATTGACTACTGGAATGAGGTTAAAAAAGAGATAATGAAGCGATAAAAAATATTAATAAAAAAAATATTTTAAATTAAAAATAATTGTTATATTTGGACTATAAAAATATAAGCAATGTTTCAAGTATTAGGTTATTTTAAAGAATATTATAGTAATAATAAATTTCTGGGTACTATATCAACAGAAAAAGATAGAGAAGAAATAGGTTATTATGGTAAAAAATCTGAAGTATTATTAAACGATATTTATTTAGATAATAAGAAAAAGATTAAAAAAGGTACAGAAGTTCAAACAATTATTTATCCAATTAATGGCAGAAGTATAAAATGAATACCAAGAAAATTAAAATATCAGAGGTTAAATCAAATCCAAATAACCCAAGATTAATTAAAGATGATAAGTTTAATAAATTAGTTAATTCAATAAAAGAATTTCCTAAAATGTTGGAAATAAGACCTATTGTAGTTAATGACGATATGATTGTTTTGGGTGGAAATATGCGTTTAAAAGCGTGTAAGGAAGCAGGGTTAAAAGAAGTTCCAGTAATTAAAGCAAGTGAATTAAGCGAAGAAGAACAAAGGCGTTTTATAATTGCAGATAACGTAGGTTACGGAGAATGGGATTGGGAAATGCTTGCAAACGAATGGGAAAACGAACAACTAACCGAATGGGGTTTAGACGTTTGGAAGCCGTCTGGCGAAATTAATTTAGACGATTTTTTTGAAGACAATGGAGATAGTGAAAAAGAACAAGTATTTAAAATTGTTTTAGAATATACAGAAGAAGATTATAATGCAATTTCAGAAGCATTTAAAAAATATAATGGTAGCAAAGAAAAAATAGTTGCAGAATTACTGGGTATATGATAGTTTATTTAGCAGGATTTAAAACAATAAACAAACATTATAAAGATAGCACTAAAGATATATATTTATTATCTTCATTTTGGGAGCATAAAAATGGAACTTTTGGTGAATATGTAAGTCAAGAAAAACACATATTAGATAGTGGTGCATTCTCTGCTATAAATGATAAAACTGGAAAATATAAGAACTTTGACTGGGATAATTATGTTAAAAAATATATTCAATTTATAAAACATACTAAACAAAAATTATTTTTTGAATTAGATATTGATTGCGTAGTAGGTTTAAATAAAGTAGAATATTATAGAAAACAAATAGAGGACGCAATAGGAATACCGCCAATAGTCTGTTGGCATTCTAATAGAGGTGGTGATTATTGGATAAAATGTTGTGAAGAATATCCTTATGTAGCACTTGGAACTACAAATGCTTCAAAAGATGGTAAAAAAATAAGGTCTAACCCAAATATATTAAAATGGTTTATAAATCACGCACATAAGAATAATGCAAAAATACACGGACTTGGTTTTACTTCACAAGATTGGTTGCCATTATTAAAATTTGATAGCGTTGATAGTACAACTTGGTTGGGAGGAGCAAGATATGGACATTGGTATTATTTTAATGGAAATAAGATTAAACAAAAAAGCAAACCAAAAAATACAAGAGTAATAAATAATGGAAAAAGTCATCTTTTACATATATATAATTTTAATGAATGGATAAAATTTCAAAAATATGCTTTAAATAACTTATAACAAAACAAATGAAAACAATAGAAACAATATTAGATTTATTTAAAAAAGGTAAATCAAAAAAAGAAATAATAGAATTAGGATATAAAAGAAACACAGTTTATTTAGTTATAAATAAATACATAAGAGAAAATAAAGAATGCACATTATCGGACACGCAAGTATTGGAGTAATTGGATATATTATAACAAAAGAACCTTTATTCATAATTGGTAGTTTATTACCAGATATTGCTTTAATTCCAAATGAATTAAAATTTAAAAAATTTAATAAATGGAATGTAAGAATGAAATATATTTATGATATTTCACATTCTTTATTTATACCTTTTATCTTATTATTAATAAATAATTTATTTGCTTTAGCATATTTAATTCATTTAATTATTGATATTCCTTTCCATACTTCATCGTTTAGATGGAAGCCAATACTTTTAAATAGGTATAAAACCAAAAAAAAAGTATTATTATTAAGTGGTGGTGCTGATAGTATAGCTTGTGGTGAATTAGAAAATAATTATGATTGTATTTTTTTTGATTATGGACAAAGCTATAAAGAGCAGGAATTAAAATGTGCTATTCAATATTGTAATAATAAAGGAGTTCAATTAAAAATAGAAAAAAGAGATTGGCATACAGATATAAAAAATAGAAACTATTATTTAATTGCTGAATGTATTAAATTAGGTTATGATGAAGTAATAATTGGTACTAGAAATATAATACCTTTATTTGATAAATATAAAGATAGTAACTGGTTAAATTTAAAGATATATCAATATTTAACTAAAGTATATATAAATATGCCTTTAATTGGTAATTTTAAATTTCAAGTAATTAAAAAAACAAATAACCATAAATATTATTCAACAGAAATATGATAATAGAAAAAAAATATTATTTCTACGCTGCACATCGAAATAAAGCAGGCGGTGAAAAATGTGGAAGAATTCACGGACATACTTATGACGTAATTTGTAATTTTAAATTTAATGAAATAAACGGGGGCGGAGTAACTTGTTTGTTTTCTGACATTGATAAATTAGTTGAGCCAATAATTAAAGAACACTGTCATTGGTTCTTACTTTATGAAAATGACCCTTTATGCGAAATATTAGATTTAGCAGGAGAGCCATACAAAAAAATGCCTTTTGAAACATCGGCAGAAAATATGTGTTTATGGTTATTTTCCAGAATTAAAAATGAAACAAATTTACCTATAAATAAAATTCAATTAAGAGAAACAAAGTCAAGTAACGTAATCTATGAAAGTTAGTTTAAGAATATCAGAAATATTTTATTCCTTACAAGGTGAGGGAGCAAGAGTAGGAACGCCAACAATATTTATTCGATTAAGTGGTTGTAAAGCTAAAAATGCTTGTTATGCAGCAGGAATAAAATGCGATACAGAATTTGAAAGCGGTAAAGATTATTTATTAATTCAAATATTGGACTGGATAAATAATAACGCGCCACAATGTAAAGAAATTACTTGGACTGGTGGAGAGCCAACAGATCAATTAAATGAAGAAATAGTAAAGTATTTTAAAGAATTTGGCTATTTTCAAGCAATAGAAACAAGCGGTTTAAACCCAGTACCAAATGGAATAGATTTTATTTGCGTTTCACCTAAAGTAGCAGAACACGTAATAAAAAAGAATTTTCCAAACGGAGTTAATGAATTAAGATACGTTAGACATTTCGGTCAAGAAATACCAGAACCAAGTATTGAAGCAAAACATTACTGGTTAAGTCCACATTCAGACGGTTTTAATATAAATAGCGAAAATTTAAAGCATTGTATTGATTTATGCAAAGAGAATGGAAAATGGAAATTATCACTTCAAAATCATAAAATATGGAATATTCTGTAAATACTGCAGAATGGCATTTTCAACAAATACTAAAACATTTGGGTGAAAATACAGAAAGAGAGGGTTTAAAAGAAACACCAAAGAGGTACATTAAATTCTTAAAGGAGTTTTTAGAACCAAAAGAATTTAATTTTACGACATTTGAAGCAGAAGGAACAGATGAAATGATTATTCAAACAAATATTCCTTTTTACTCTTTATGCGAACATCATATTGCACCATTTTTTGGAGTTGCTAACGTAGCTTATATTCCAGATAAAAAGATAATAGGTTTAAGTAAATTAGCCAGAACAGTTGATTTATATGCAAACAGATTTCAAAATCAAGAAAGAATAACTACTCAAATTGCAGAAAGATTAACTAAAGAATTAAGCCCAAAAGGAGTAGCAGTAAGTTTAAAAGCGCAGCATTTATGTATGTGTATGAGAGGAGTTAAAAAACACGATACTTGGACTATAACAAGCAAATTATTAGGGGTATTTAAGGAAGACGATAAATGCAGGCAGGAGTTTTTGAGTTTTATTAAATAACTGTGAATATACTACGAAAATGCCAAAACATTCCAAACAATTAAATAATCTAAAACCATTTAAAAAAGGTTTTGATGAAAGAAGAAATATAAATGGCGCACCGCCAAAACTTCCACAATTAGATAAATTATTAGATGAAGTATTAGGGGAAGAAAAAGACGGGGTTACTGCGGCAAAAGCAATTTTAGCAGCATTAAGGGCAAAGGCAGCAAAAGGTGACGTAAGAGCAGCCGAAATACTTTTAGATCGTGCATACGGAAAAGCAAAGCAACACATCGACCATACTTCAAACGGAAAAGATATTGATACTGGTATTAAAACTATTATAATTGAAGACGCAAAATCAACTACGGATAGAAGTCAATCCAGTTTATAAACCACTATTAAATGACCGAACAGAAATATTATTGCTTTACGGCGGGTCGGGATCAGGTAAAAGTTATTTTGCGCACCAAAAGGTTTTATTAAGAATATTGACCGAAAAAGGTCACAAAATACTTGCTTTGCGTAAAGTAGATAAAACGCTAAAAGAAAGTATTTACCCCTTATTCAGATCGTTAATATACGAATGGCAATTAGAACACGAATTTGAGTTTAATAAAACCGAAAAAAACATATTTCATTTGCCAACCGGGAATGAAATAGTCTGTAGAGGTTTAGATGAGCCAGAAAAAATAAAATCAATTCACGGAATTACTTCCATTCTTTACGATGAACTTACAGAATTTACTTTTGATGACTTTACGCAAACAATGTTACGTGTAAGGGGCGAAAAAGATAACTACGTTCAATTTATTGGCTGCTTCAATCCAATAAGCGAATACCACTGGCTAAAAAGAAATATTATTGATAATATAGATGAATTAAACGCAGGCGGAACGAAATACAAATACGTTCATACTACCTATAAAGACAATTTATTCTTAACTGAAAGAGACGTTAAAACAATAACTGACTTACAATTAACTAATAAGTTATATTACGATATTTATGCGTTGGGTATCTGGGGAGTGGAAGACAAGTCAGGTAAATTCTGCTTTGCATTTGACGAAGAAAGACATTCTAAACATTGCGAATACAACCCAAATGAATATCTTTACTTGTCTTTTGACTTTAACAAAAATCCTATAACTTGTGCGGCTATTCAGCATTATAATGAAACGATTTATGTTCCTTATGTTTTCAAGCTGCATAACAGTAATATTTATTCTTTGTGCGATGCTATACTGGCTAAATATCCAAATGCTATTTATAGCGTTACGGGTGACGCGACTGGTAAAAGCAGTTCGGCAATGGTTCAAGACAACTTAAATTATTATAAGGTAATTAAATCTAAATTAAACCTTTCTACTTCGCAATTATTCGTTCCAACGATAAATCCACCTATTACTGAAAATAAAGTACTTGTAAACGCTTTATTAGAGAATTACAGTATAAAGATTGACCCAGTTAATTCATCGTCTTTAATCTACGATATGAAGTTTGTAGAAGTAGACGAAGATAACAAGATAATTAAAGACCGTTCAACCGAGAGCCGAAAAGCAGACGTTCTGGATTGCTTCAGGTATTATTGTAACCAGTGGCACAAAAACTTTCTCAAGTTTCAGAAATAGTATTATATTTGTACTGTTTGTTTCTTTAAATTTTGTTATGTTTTGGTTTGAAGCTATACTGTTTGCACTTGTAAATTCTTCATTTATTTGGGGACTTTACGCTGCATCGCAGTATAGCTTTGATTTTAACGGAAACATAATAGATAAAGAGATATTATGGAAGTTAAAGTATTATGCAGAAAAATTGCCGACAAATATTGCTAAACCTTTAATACTTTGTCCTATCTGTATGAGTTCTGTTTGGGGTTCAATATTCTTTTTAAGTTATAATTATAACTATTATTTATATTTACCTATTTATATAATTTGTTTAGCTGGACTTCAATACATAATTTACAAGCGAATTGAATGAAAGAAATATTACAGAAAAACGGTTTTTATATGTTTAAGTCTTGTAATTGTGGCGGTAAATACAACGAACAATATCGTCATATGCACAATGCTAATATTAAAGTTAAAATATATCCTAATCACCATACCTACGAAATAGGCGGTAAAACCGGGGAAGCAAATAATTTTTATACTGATTTTTATGAGTTTTTGGAAAAGAATAAAATCAAAGCTAACCGGTAAACCTATATTTCAGATAAAAGAGGGACATAAAATAGTTCCAGCTTTTATTTGTGATGGGGTTCAGTATTACCAGTTTGAAGATATTTTTAGTTTAGCTTCTGGACGTGCTTTTGTGGCAAATGCTTTTTATAACGAACTTTCTATGCGGTGTACGAGAGAATATTTATTAGCACACACTACCGCAGTAGATAATATATTAAATGATAAAAAGAACATTAAAATAACCGAACTTGCACGATTAAATATGTTCCTGAAAGAACGATTAGAATTAATTGTAGAGGGCGAAATAATAATGAAACTGGCTTCAGTTGTTTACTTTGACGATAGCGAATTGCCTTACGAATACAACTATAAGTACAATTTGAAAAAAATAGCAAAGTGGAAAGAAAATAAATTAGACGCTTTTTTTTTATCGCAGCAGCTCAAAGCCTACAATCCTTATTCCAATATGCCAGAAGAAGATTTTCAAGCATATACGAAGGTGGGGGAACAGATAACAGAGAAACAAATACGCAGTCTTTCGTCGCTGCTATTCGACGAACAGAAGAAAACAGATTTCTTCAGAATATTAGACTTGCAAAAGCAAGTAACATTAGCATAAACGATATAAATAAATTATCAGTTTATGAATACAATCTTTTGTTAGAAGACTATATTAACAGTCTTCCAAAACCTAATAAATAATGGCTTTAAATAGTGTTAGAATTCCAATAATTGTAGAAGACTCTACATTAGACCCTTTTTTAGTTAAATTAGGGGAAGTAGGAAAAAAGGACGATGAGAACACACGAAAAGCAGCGAAAAACGCACAATTAGTAGAACAATACCAAAAGAAAATACAAGAAGCTTTAGCTAAAACTGGTATTAGTTTAGAAAGTATAGGAAAGGCAAATATTGCAGCTTTTAGTTTAGATGAGTTAAAAGCTTTTTACCAGCAATTAACCAAAATAAAAGAGGAAACAGACAAAGTAGGTAGTTCTTCAACTTCAACCGCACA